TGCAGCCCACTGTGACGGAGTTACTCTATCGAGCAACTGTAAAAACCAGTAGCCAGCACTGCCTGCGGAGGTGCCGTAGGCAATGCCTGTTGAAATTTTGTCCATGGATTTCATAGCCTCACCTCCGCACGGAACGGATGGCATAGTTATTATGTGTAGGCTTTCAGACACATCAATCAGAGCCTTAATTGATATATATGCTGGAGACGATGCAATATAAAAAGCTCGCCGTAGCGAGCTAATAAAATGTATTTCTCTGATATTATGTTTATTTGTATTAGCTCAGACTTGACATCACAGGTTTCGTATATAGAACATCATCAAATCTGTCAGTTTGCTATGAATGAGATATAGTAATTGAAGAGCTAACCTCGCATGTCAAAGCCAGATTTCTGAAAATCTCTGTAGACTTCCGGATTGTTGAAGGCCGGAAATTTGGCTTTATGAGCTGCGGACTTTATCGCTTCGCAATAGGCTTTATCACCGTTACTGGTAGATATTTTTAACGCCGTGCCATCCTGAGAGAATTCCATATGCAACCTGCATTTTTTCCCTTTCCAGTTATGCGGCTCATCAAGTTTGGCATTAATTGCAGCTCTGATTCCCCGCGCTTGCGCCCCCCATTCATCCTGATCATCCCAGCGTCCTGAACTGCAACTACCTGTAGCAGTAGTTTTGTGGCAATCTGAAGGGTGTAAAGGTGTGCATCCCGCAACAAAACCGACCCAAAAAGTCAACATAACGATTTTCTTTAATCCCACTTCTTGCTCCTCAATCCATTAAAATCTCAGCAATAGTAGTTGTTACGTCCGCCACTGGCTCAGAGCTGACTATCCGCTAAATTTAGCTCAGTGCCGTAGCTGTGTCAGAACAAACCTAAGCCGAAACCGTTTATTACAAAACAATAAATATCAGGGTTTAAAATCCAGCACCCCATTTTGAAATACTTTATATACTTCCGGCGAAGGGGGGGCAGGTATATCAGCATTCTTTATCGCATTCATCGCTTCACGACATAAATCGAGGTCTCCACTTTCTCTTTTAACCTCCAGTAGAAGGCCATTCGGGGCCATATGCATTCTCAGTGTACACTCTTTTCCTGAATACTTACTCGCATCCCCGAACTGTTTTTCGATGGCGCTCTTGATTTGATGGGCATACAGACGGATATCCTCACTAACATCAGAAGTACGTTCAGATGAACTCACATACTGTGTCTCTATTGCTTTATCGGAGTAATATGATGTACGGTCATGATAATTTGTCGATACAGCATCAGTGCACCCGATAATAATCCCACTAATAATCAACGTAAGAATTGATGCGCTACGAAAACCCATTTTTCCTCACATATGTCATATAGTAAAGGATTATATATACCGTTGTTTTGGACGCTCAAACAGCGAATCAGATCAAATAAAACGCACATTTGTTAACATTTACACAAAGTCTGCGTGGGATATTCTGAAAGAATATCCATAATGTGGAGAGAATCTATTGAAGTGCATGGTGCCGGGTGCCTCCCGGTGAACAAAATGTTCGTGATACCTGTCGGCGACAGAAAAGGTTAATGGTATCACCCCACCGCACAGGGGGATTCACCATGCAGGAGTTTTCTTAGCAAACTCACTGCGCGCCCGGCAACTCCCAACCACATAAAATGCGGAGTTTGTGGTATTTATGCATATAACTCGCAGGAATTATCTTAAAAAACTGATGTCGATCCGGATTAAAAAGAAGCAGGTCATCATCAGATGACTGGAAAAAAGGAAAACAAAAAATACTCATCATACAGTTTTGATTGCAGGGATGAGCCTGCTATGCACAATATGCAGAATATAAGCAAGATAAAAATATGCAGGCATATTATTTCGGATTTTGTTATTAACACAACCTTTTTAATAATCATTTGGCATACAATAAACCAGCCCAAAAAGAACCGCCTAAACAGGCGGTTGGTCAATACAAAGGATGCTTCGTCTTTATTATAGTAATCTGAGGCGTCGGGTGTCTTGTATCAGACAACATATTGTCCCGCTAAACAGCGAATTACAAACCACCCTGCAATGATCTCTCATCTCATTTTATATGAGTTGACGACATCAGGATAACGCATCATCAGCCCCTGCCAAGAAATATCAAAACTCCCGCCAGCAATGTGTTATCACAATATTGTAAAAAAAACACAGCACCGAAACTATAACTGGTCTCTGTTATAATTTGGAGCAGAAAGACCAGTTGCCCAACTAGCAGCATTCTCCCCTGCTTTCCTGACGTAAAAAAACCGCATTAAGCGGTTTTTTTACGATGTCCATGTCTGCAATCCGCCTCGCGATACAGCTTTGCGAAGCATAGCAAAATTGAAGCAGTTTATACGTAAGAAATCAAGCCATTTTCTCAGCAAATGATTCACGCATGGGAATATATAGGGCATACTCAGCAACAGCTAACCAATTAGCAATCCGTTTTTCGCATGTGCTAAAACACCACTCTGGGTGTGCATCATTTAGCAATTCAGCCATTTTGCGCTTAGTCATCCCCCGCCCTTCATAGCGTTGCCGGAGAATGCAAATCAATCCTGGATGCTCTGCCAGCACCTCACTTATGACTCGATCAATACATAACGCCTCTGCATCAGTACAATGCGCCAGCCAGCTCTTTTGCTTGCCGTTGATCATCTCTCGCAAAAACGCTTCCAGCTCAGCTTTCTCTATTCCCGCTTTTTTCATTCTGCGCAGGGCTTCATTAATGGCTGTTTTCGTCAGTTTTTTGGATGCCAACAACTGATTGAACATATTCCCTGACCTGCCACCGCCAATATACGACCAGCGCCCCCACATACGTAGTTTTCCCTGAATCCAGACACTTTCCAGCGTGGTGAGGCGAAGGTGTTCTCCGCTTTTTCCTGTATTCGTTGGGTAAATCATAAATGACCTTTCTTTCTCCAGATTTCTTGTGTGCGAAAAACCCCTTCAGCATGCATCAGGCGCAATTCTTCTTTGGTGTAATCGCTGGTTTTTACCCGCCCGTCGATTAGATCGTGGCATGAGCTACAGGCTATCGCCGCCTGCATATCGTGTGGTTTTGTCGCTGTTCCGCACGTCCCCGCCAGCCTGTAATGCGCCAGCACAGAGGTTTCGGGATTGTGATTGCAGTAGCCAGGGATTCTGATCTGGCACATCTGGCCTTTAGCCGCTTTACGTAAATTCACCATTACGCAAACTCCAGTAGTTGTGCGGCCACATTTTCAACTTCCTCCTGAGAGGAGAATTTACGGAACAGAATCCAGTTCCACAGCACATTCAGTACAGATTTATAAACCTGCTGAAACTCGACTTCGTCCATATTCGCAAAAGCGATGGATTTTGCCCGACGCCCACGGCTACCGTCCGGATAAATATGCTCGGTGTAAAATCCGGCCTGAATGGTTACCCACTCGCGAAAAGCCTCAAACGACTTTAGCAATGCCGTATCCCGGGTTCTGCGTGTCGCAACTGTATTCAGATATTGCTCTGCGGCATCACTCAGGGCTGGCGTGTGTTCCCGACCAACTGATTCGCACAGGTAATCAACGAAACCAGACAGCAGTTCTCGTTCGCGAGGCGTGATCGCCCCACCGACCGGAGTCCAGTAATCGAATCCCAGTTGCAGGAGTTTGAAAAAACGCTTGTGGAATGCGTAGTTACGCACACGCTTAAAGTCTGCGTGTATCCACTCGCCTATTTTGATTTGATGCAGAAAATCACAACTCTCCGGCGTCGCCGGGAGAAGTAATCCGGAAGAGGTTTGTTTGACCAGTTGTATATGCGCCATTTCTTAATCTCTCGATGGCGCAGCGCAGCAGATGCCAGTTGTTCAGGCTGACGTATGAAGTATAAATAAACTGGCTCCAGTGTAAAGCCCCACCTTAATGGAATAAAAACCAAACAACAGATTGCTGGGATACAAACAACGCTTATTATTAAAAGCGGTTAAACAAATTAAATTTTAATGTTATGCAAATCTGCCAGATCACCATAATATCTCATTTGAAAACCGCTGAAATAACAACCCTATTAGGGTTAATCATATTAAGGTGAGTAAATATGGAAAACAACAAATCTGCACATTACGTTCCTTTTTTATCTATAATACTTTTTGTTTTATGCTGTGCGTGGGCATTATTTTTATAAAAATATTCACAGATAAAATATACCCGCCAAAGTTGGTTAAGTGCGGGTGCGTTGAGGATGCCTGACTCATCAGAGGTGGCGAGGGATTTCTCCCTCGCCTGGTCTCTCACTCCTCAGGTTCGTAAGCTGTGAAGACAGCGACCTCCGTCTGACCGGTTCGGATTTGTACCTCGCAGAAGTCTTTCCTTGTTACCAGTGCCATCACAACGACGGTAATACAGATGACAATCAGGGCGATTAACATCGTCTTTTGCTGCATCACAGCCTACTTACCCTTACCTTTCGTTCAAGCGGTAAGGTCACTTTTTCTGTTGTGTGCTAACCAACAAACCTCTTTTATCTGCATTAAAAATCGTTATCATGTCATCCTCAACCTGTTAATAGCCTATTATGGACTTTAGTAAACAATGAGCACTTCCGCATACAAGAGCAAAATTCGAACACTCCAGTGCGCGTTAAAAAACGGTGAATTTGAACCATTCATACAACATATCCGTTTTCCATACTTTAAAAATATAGAGCAGAATGCAAGGATCGATTTTCAGTTCCCTATAACGGCTTTAGTAGGAAAAAATGGAACTAATAAAAGTTCTGTTATCAAAGCGCTATTTGGTTGCCCACATGGTAAAAATATAACTCGTTATTGGTTCACAACTGAAACAGATGAGTTTCCTGACCTAAAACTTGCTGATGGCAGTTCTCTTAAACCTAGATATATATATGGATATAAAAATGCTGATGGCCGTTTAGTTGAAATACTCCAAGCACGTATCAATGCTACCAAGAAAACAATCGATTATTGGGAAACAAGTCGACCATCTGTTGGTGATAACATGGAGAGTATTTCGGATGATCTGGGTGCTAATAGTAATGCAACCAGATGGAAAAAAATCAAGAAGGGATTGGTTTTCCTAGATTTCAGATCGGAAATAAGTGCATTTGATAGATGTATGTATCACTCTGATTTTAAATTAAGAAAGAAGAAGAGTGGTGTATTAATTACAAAGCAAGACTATATCAGAAGCAAATCTAAATATATAAAGAAAGCTTTTGATGAAAAGCTAAGTAATTTAAGACTCTGGGGGGCGGAAACCATTGTTAAAAATATAACCTTGGCGCCAGAACTAGTTGAGCACGTCTCATTTATATTAGGGAAAAAATATAAAGTCATTAAATTTCTTGAGCATCGGTTATTTGGAACCAGAGGAGGAACCGCTTTACTTTCAACTGATAAGTTGAACTATACAGAAGCGTTTGCTGGAAGTGGTGAATTTGCAATAGTTTCACTAATACTCAATATTTATTCGGCCAAACCTAATTCATTAATTCTTCTTGACGAACCAGAAGTTTCACTTCACCCTGGTGCACAAAAAAGGATGATGGATGTTCTGTACTCTATTGTTGAGCAGAAAAAACATCAAGTGGTAATATCAACCCATTCTCCTGTTATTGTGAACACTCTTCCCAAAGATGCCATTAAATTATTTGTTTTTGATGAAGAGAGTGAAACAGCTAAAATAGTTCAAAATATAGCACCGGATGAAGCTTTTATAGAGCTAGGGCATGATATTAACAAGAAAACAATAATTGTAGAAGATAAATTAGCTAAAGCAATTATAGATAAAGCGATTAAAAATGATGAAAGATTAAGCTTATCATTTAGTGTAAGTTATATACCAGGTGGTTCGGAGACCATTTTAAGCAAGCATCTTCCCAGTTACGCTGTGGTAGAACGCAATGATATTTTGTTTTTACTTGATGGTGATAAAAACAAAAAAATAAAACCAGTAAGAATTAGTGAAATTGCTGATGCTGATTTAGTTAATACAATGTGCAAATATTATGGTTGCGAGTTAATTATCAATGCCAGTGGTAGTAATGGCAAAAAAAATGAACAAGAATCTAATAGACTCAAAAGGCAAGTGCTTGAGTATGCATTCAATAAAGTGCAGTATTTACCATTTGATACTCCCGAACAATTACTCATTGAAAAGGCAATTACGCCAAGTGAAAAAGAAATAATTGATTCACAGACCTGGAGTTCTAATGATCCAGAACTGTATAAGAATCAAATAAGATTATTAGCGCAACACCTGTATGATAAAGAAGAAGTAAATGCAGAGGAAATTTTTTGCCTCCAACAAATGATGACCGCAAGACTTAAAAATGAATTGCCTGAATTTATAAAAATAAGAAAAATAATTACTCAGGCTCTTGACCGTGGTATCATTAGGTAGTGATTCTGGATGCAGAGGGAAAAATGAAAAAAATCAAAGTGTTTGACTTCTTTTCCGGTTGTGGTGGAACCAGCCAAGGTTTCCATCAAGCTGGAATGGATATTGTTTTTGGCCTCGATTTCGACGTTGATGCAGCCAGTTCATTTCGTGCAAATTTCCCGCAGGCTGCTTTTATTAACTCGGACATTAGGTTAATCGACAACAATGCCATAAACAAGTTAGTAAAAAAACATCGTAATGATTACATTCTTTTTTCAGGATGTGCGCCTTGTCAACCGTACTCTAAGCAAAACTCAAATAAGAAAAATGATGATCCACGATTAGATCTATTAAAGGAATTCAGTCGCTTTGTAGAGCATTATATGCCTGATTTTATTTTTGTTGAAAACGTGCCAGGAATGCAAAAGTTTAACAAAAATGAAGGAACATTCATGATGTTTTTAGAAATGCTTTCATCAAAGGGATATAGTGTAGATTATAAAGTAATGCCAGCTGCGTGGTACGGTGTACCACAGACGCGAGAAAGATTAGTGCTCATTGCATCCAAGGATTTTTATGTCGCATTGCCTTCTCCTACACATGGGGTTGGAAATACTCCCTATTCAACAGTAAAGGACTGGATCGCTAATTTACCGAAGATAGAAGCAGGAGAAAAGCATAATAGTATTCCTGATCATGAAGCTGCACGCTTATCAGAGCTTAATTTACGTAGAATAAAATGCACTCCTGAAGGTGGAAGTCGAGAATTTTGGCCAGATGAATTGATTTTAGAATGCCATCGTAACCATAAAGGGCATACAGACGTATATGGACGTTTGAGTTGGGACAAACCAGCCAGCGGACTAACAACTCGTTGTATTAGCTATTCAAATGGACGTTTTGGACATCCAACACAAAATCGAGCAATATCGGTTCGTGAAGCAGCGTGTCTACAAACATTTCCTTTGGATTATAAATTTATTGGTTCTTTGCAATCTCGGGCTCGTCAAATAGGAAATGCGGTCCCTCCGAAGATGTCTGAAACGATTGGAAAACATTTGCTTAATATAATCAAAGCCTCCTAGGAGGCTTTATTTTATTGTTATCCCCCCTAGTAGTTAATCGTGCTCACCAGACAACCTCCTGAAATTACTCTGGTAAAATGCCAGTACACGCTGCATAACTTCGCTTTTCCGGCACTCGCGACAGATTATATTCAGGCGCCTGTCGTAGCGGCGTATTTCTCCGTCTGGTAATGACCAGATAAGGTCAGGATCAACCACAACCGTTTTTTTCACCTTTGCCCTGGATAGTTTTTTGCGGGCGTTTTGCCAGTCCTTACGAGCCTGCTCAGACGGGAATAATCCGTAGCCTGAATTGTAAACATCACCACTGGCGACCAGTTCTCTGGCGAGAGTGCTTATGTAATACCTTGATGCACCGGTTTTAGCCTCCAGAGCCCGTAACGTCTCGCGACCGCTCAGACGTACAAGTTCAACAACCTGCCCTTTAATTTTTTCCCGCTCTTCTGGTGTAAATACTTTTGCCATAGGTGCCTCCGGCAATCACTTTTCCGATGCAACATGGCGGGAAGAATCAGTAATCTGTCGTACAATATCCCTGTGCTTGTTCAGCTCCCGCAGCGCGGCGCAGACACGCTCCCACTTCTGGACATGATTTTTCGCCCGACGCAGTTCGCGGTTTGCCATATGCAGTGATGGTAAAACCAGGTCATCCGCTCGCGTTTCAGTAAACGATGGCAGCGACTGCACAATGTCCGCCACAGTTTCTGTTTTAATATCTTCCTGTGTTGCAGCCTCCTGTACTGGTAACGCAACACCTGCGGGCTGAGGAAAGGCCTTACCAGCAGTTTCCGCTACCGATGCTGCTTTCGGCTCTGCTGGTAAATTATCGCCCGGTATGCAGTAACGAAATTTACCGCCCTGATTTACGCGAAGCAGACGACCTTTGCTGATTGCCATTGCCAGCGTTGAAGCCACTTTGCGTGATGTGGTACCAAACAATGTAGCCAGCTCATCCGCCGTTTGTGGTCCACGTTGTTCAATCGTCGCAGTTAAATCGCTCTCTGAAATTTTCGCGACTGTTGCCGTGGTAGTTTCTTCCGGCAGTTCTGCCGGCGCTGGCTGTTCCTGCTGAACGTTGTTATCAGCCACACGCCAGGTGTACGCGCTTTTATCAACGAAACCAGCCTTTTTCAGTTCCCATAGTTCGTTCAGCACTTCTTCACGACTGATATCAAGTCGCGCAGCAAGTTCTATGGATGTGGCTTTTCCCATTGCTTTCAGTACGTCAAAAACAGTCTCCATTAAATTTTTCTCCCGGTAAAAATTACTTCGCAATTCCTGGCTGGACGACATTCGGACGCCAGCTCTCCCAGTTGAAATTCACCCATCGCCCGCCGTTCATGGTCATGCGATCCATAATCCGCTCGCCAAGCAATGTTTTCATGGCCTCATAGTTCAGGTTTGTCAGCATCCCCACGCTGCGCATCGACGCTGTCCGGCGATCAACAATCTGGTGCAGTACCACCTGCTCGTTTTTCGTCTCGCGCTGAATGCCAATTTCATCAAGAACCAGCAGATCCACTTCGCACAGTTCCCGCAAAAATTTTTCGCCTGACTGCCCGTCGTCATAGCTGGCGTGCAGGGCACTCATAACATCAGCCACGGTAACCACAATCACTGTCTGACCGTCTTTCAGCAGGCGATTCCCGATAGCTGCCGCTAAGTGGTTCTTCCCGGTACCAGGTTTTCCGCTGAACGCAAAATTTGTACACCCGGTCATCAGTTCATCAGCGATGGATTTCGCCTGACTCAACGCGTATCGCTGCCCTTCGTTCTGCACCTGGTAATTCGAAAACGAGCATTTGCGGTGCAATGGCTGGATGCCAGAGCGATTCAGAATTTTTTCCACCCGCAACTGACGATTCTGACGGTTGATCTCCTCACAACGTTTCTGGCCTTCGGAAAGTTGCCACTCGCGCCACTCCGCTACCGTCCTGAATGGCGCGGTTACATGTGACGGGGCCAGTCTGCGGATACGTTCAAGAACGTCGCCTGTCGCAATATTTTTCATGGTCAGTTACCCCCTGAAGCCTGGCGGGATCGCACTATCCGGTAACGAGACGGTGTTAACCTGTCGGAGTAACGTCTCAGGTCGAACACCTTTCGGCGCGAACAAGCCCTGGTATTCGTTGGCGATGCTGTGTCGAATCACCTGCTCAGGTGAAAAACCCTGCTGGCGGAATTTTTCCAGCTCCCGTATCGCCCCGTTAGCGCCCTGCTCCGTTCGAATCGGTTTTCGCAATGCCTGCCTGAACTGAACCCACTCATGCCAGAGTGTTTCCGGCAACCAGTCAGGCAGCTCGATAGCCTCCGGTTCGAATTTTTTAGACGCTCGTTTTTGGCGAGGGGGATTTAGGGGGAGATAAGTATTTATATCTTCCTCTTTCTCTTCCTCTGGTAACGCTTTTTGATCCGTTTTTGTAACGCTGGCAGCGTTACCTTTTCGTTTCAGTTCTCGTATTTTTGTTACTCTCTCGTTTGTAACCGCCCGTTTTTTAGAGCTTTTCCCGTTATGGCGCTCAAAGTTAGGAAGCGACAACACACCATTAGTTTCGACCAGCCATCCAACCTGAATTAACGCATCAGCAAAACCAGCCATAAAAGTGATGCGATCTATTGCACTTTTTGTAACGCCGCGAGCGTTACACTCTGCGTTACCGTCTATCATTTGTTGATCCGCCCATGCCCAGAAGCGAATGACTTTCCCTAATGCGGCATCTGGATCAATATTCAGAATCTCAGCAAGCCTGAATATTTCCGGCTTATCCGGCGTAATAACTTCGAGCTTTATCCAGTTTGAAGCCATTTGTTTTCACCTTGTAACGCTCGCAGCGTTACATTTAACTGATACCGAACAAAACAGTTCGGTACGATTAATTTCAATCAATGCACTACGACAGAATCGCTAGGAGAACCGCCGCCGCTGAAATGTGCTTTACGGTAAACGGCCTGGACTGCATCATCATGCGCATCAATTGCCGTACTCAGTGCATCCTGTGCCGCCAGTAATGCACGGCGTTCCAGGGTATCGAAGATGCAGAGTCGGTGACGCAGCTCGCGAGGAAGAATTGCCAGAACCGCAGGGATCAGTTTCTGAATTTTTTCCCTTTGCGCATTCGTTTCACCTTTCAACCAACGATGATAGATATTCTGCTGATTGTTCCAGTCCTTGCCTGGTACCAGGGGCAATTCGCCGCCCCCCTGGCGCAGATATTCTTCAGTAATTGCGTTAGCGACCCACGCCTGCCCTTTTTCGGCTGCCAGGGCTAACAACACTGATTCGATGTGCTCATGCTTGATTTTCATGAATCAACTCCCATCAGCTTTTTCGTAGTAGTTTTATTTCTGCCAATAGTTAAAATTGCATCGGCAGAAAATAATCCGTTTGATGCATGAGCGATTTTTTCAGCGTAATTTGTTTCGCCGGTATATTCTGTGCGAGGCAATTTTCCGTTATCCATCCATTTGTAGATTGCTCTTTGGCTGACACCACAAACGTCGGCCACAACAGAAACGCGAACAGTTTTGATTACATCTTCAAGTGTTTTCTGGTTCATATCACCCTCACAATGTGAACTTTGAGTACATGCTATAACAGAACTGACAGTACATTCAAGAGCGAATATCATTGAACTTATGGTTCATGAAGATAAAGCGCGTAAAGAGTTCGCCAGTAGGCTTGCGCTAGCCTGTGAAAACGCTGGTTATGAACAACATGGAAGGCAGGCAGAAATTGCCCGTCGAATGAAATTAACACCAAAAGCGGTTAGCAAATGGTTTAATGGTGAAACAATTCCTCGCCGAGAGAAATTAAGGGAATTAGCAACACTCATTGGAACAACACCAACCTATCTTTTGGGAGAGGATACAGAAGAAAGTGGACAGATACGTTTCTATCAGGAGTTAAATCCAAGACAAAAAATCATCATTGACCTTCTGGACGAGCTCCCTGACAGTGAGACAGATGAACTTTTAAAAACTCTTGAGGAGAAAAAACAGAAGTACAATGCAATTTACGAAGAGTTAGCACGAAAGAAAAAACAAAAAGCCTCTTAAACCAGCATAAATCCGGTAGCGTCCCCCTCCGGGTTTGTGCTTCACTTTATCCCGTCTCATTTTTTTATACATAAAATGTACTTAAAGTACTTTACAATAATGAACACAAAGTACATTATATACCTACCAACCCACCCCGCCCCACAGAACGCCGGGCAATACTTCGAGTTACCCGGCAGTGGTCAGGGGTTAAGTAGCCAGCCCGAGGCGTATGAACATGACGGCGGGATTCAAATTTTGCAGTGCAGCAGTTAGTTCCGCCACCCGGCGTTAAGGGGATAGATAAGATGGTGCATTACGAAGTAGTTCAGTATTTGATGGATTGTTGCGGTATCACTTACAACCAGGCTGTGCAGGCTTTACGCAGCAACGACTGGGATCTCTGGCAGGCAGAAGTCGCTATACGTAGCAACAAGATGTGAGATTCGCAAAATGCAAAAAATCGACCTCGGCAACAACGAATCCCTGGTGTGCGGCGTGTTCCCCAACCAGGATGGAACGTTCACTGCCATGACGTATACCAAAAGCAAAACATTTAAAACCGAAACTGGTGCGCGCCGATGGTTGGAGAAGCACACAGTAAGCTAACGATTAAAACGTCTACTCCTGCTGTTCCAGAATAACTTCATAAAATGGGAGTATTTTTCGGTGACGAGATAATAAGAACAGTTTGCGCTATCACTCTGATGTTGAATGATGCCCTTCCGTTCTAATTTTTTCATAACCGGGTTACGGCAAGGAGAAGTGATAATAAGATTTCCTGTTTTAAGGAAATCTTTAAATACAGCGATTTCTTTCTCAGATAAACGAAGCAATACTCGTTGCTCTGGTAGTAATGAATAATGCTTTTGAATATGTGCTCGCAATCTTGAGAAGGAAATGGCGACCACGAAAGAAAAGGCAAAAACGATAATCTGAAAGAGCCAAGGTATTTCAGTATAAGCATTGAATGCGGCAGTAAACTCTTTCGGTATCAGCCAGAGAGTGAGACCAAAAATGATAATCGTATACATAAGTCTTTCGAGTGGCTCGTTAGCAAAAAGTTTCAACAATGGAGTAAATACATCCAACATATCAATAACTCTCAACTGTAAGGGTATTGAAATGTTAACACAAGCTCTCGCTGTAGGGGTATAGCCGAGACCACCGAAGCCCGGAGGTGGTGAAATAAAACCGGGCACAACACGAAGGCGCATTTCCGATATCCATAAAGAGTCGGTCTTGTCTGTTAAATTTAAATGGTGGGAGTGCGCCTCCGGTTGTAAATAACGACATTGCTGTGTGTAGTCCTGGCGGCATCAGTTTTTTTCTTGAAGTTCGGCTGATGTCCGCCCTTTTTAAAGTGAATTTTGTGATGCGGTGAATGCGGCTAAGCGCACGTGGCACAGTTAAAAGTCATGTTAGTCCTTATTGGTTTGGGTGGGAAAGCCGACTGTAATTGTTAACTGGTTGCAGTCACCTGGAGGCACCAGGCACCGCATCAACAAAGTTCATTTGTAAAAATGGAGATAATTATGATTGCACATCACTTCGGAACTGATGAAATACCACGTCAGTGTGTGACTCCTGGCGATTATGTTCTTCATGAAGGCCGGACATATATTGCCTCGGCAAACAATATTAAAAAGCGAAAACTATATATTCGTAACCTGACCACAAAAACATGCATTACTGACCGCATGATTAAAGTCTTCCTCGGTCGTGATGGTTTACCTGTAAAGGCGGAGTCATGGTGATGACTAAGAAAATAAAATGTGCTTACCACCTTTGCAAAAAAGACGTTGAAGAAAGCAAAGCTATTGAAAGAATGCTTCACTTCATGCACGGGATTTTATCAAAAGACGAACCGAGAAAATATTGCAGTGAAGCTTGTGCCGAAAAAGACCAGATGGCACATGAACTTTAATTAATTGACTATTCGAAACTGAATTTATGCCAGAAATGGCAGGTATTCGCTCAACCTTAATTAAGGAGAAAAACATGATTACCAATTATGAAGCCACTGTTGTAACTACCGATGACATTGTTCACGAGGTGAATCTGGAAGGAAAGCGCATTGGCTACGTAATTAAAACAGAAAATAAAGAAACCCCATTCACTGTGGTTGATATCGATGGTCCATCAGGCAACGTAAAAACACTTGATGAAGGTGTCAAAAAAATGTGCCTGGTGCATATCGGAAAGAATCTGCCCGCAGAAAAAAAAGCCGAATTTCTGGCAACTCTAATTGCAATGAAATTAAAAGGTGAAATCTGAAAGAAATAGCCTGCGTATGGCGCAGGCTATGAACAGTGTGTATCCGGCAAGATCATTCACTGAACAAAACGAATTTTAATCTGAGTTGAGGTTAAAAAACAATGAGCACAAAACCACTCTTCCTGTTACGGAAAGCGAAAAAATCATCCGGTGAACCTGACGTCGTCCTGTGGGCAAGCAACGATTTTGAATCGACCTGTGCCACTCTGGACTACCTGATCGTTAAGTCAGGTAAAAAACTGAGCAGCTATTTTAAAGCTGTTGCCACGAATTTTCCTGTCGTTAATGACCTGCCCGCTGAAGGTGAGATCGATTTTACCTGGAGTGAACGCTATCAACTCAGCAAAGACTCCATGACATGGGAACTAAAACCGGGAGCAGCACCAGACAACGCTCACTATCAAGGCAATACCAACGTCAACGGCGAAGACATGACTGAGATTGAGGAGAATATGCTACTCCCAATTTCTGGCCAGGAACTGCCCATTCGTTGGCTTGCTCAACACGGCAGCGAAAAACCGGTAACGCACGTTTCACGCGACGGACTCCAGGCATTACACATTGCTCGGGCTGAAGAACTACCGGCTGTTACTGCCCTGGCTGTTTCCCACAAAACCAGCCTGCTCGACCCGCTGGAAATTCGCGATCTCCACAAACTGGTTCGTGACACTGACAAAGTTTTCCCTAATCCTGGTCATTCAAACCTGGGACTGATAACTGCTTTTTTCGAAGCATACCTGAACGCTGACTACACCGATCGAGGACTGCTGACAAAAGAGTGGATGAAGGGTAATCGTGTTTCACACATCACTCGCACGGCTTCCGGTGCTAATGCTGGCGGCGGAAACCTCACCGATCGCGGCGAAGGTTTCGTACACGATCTGACGTCACTGGCGCGCGACGTAGCCACTGGCGTACTGGCCCGTTCAATGGATCTGGACATCTATAACCTTCATCCGGCACACGCTAAACGCATTGAGGAAATTATCGCTGAAAATAAACCGCCCTTTTCTGTTTTCCGCGACAAATTCATCACCATGCCTGGCGGGCTGGATTATTCCCGCGCCATCGTGGTTGCGTCCGTAAAAGAAGCACCAATTGGGATCGAGGTCATCCCCGCGCACGTCACTGAATATCTGAACAAAGTACTGACTGAAACCGATCATGCCAACCCTGATCCGGAAATCGTGGATATTGCCTGCGGTCGCTCCTCTGCCCCGATGCCGCAGCGAGTAACAGAAGAAGGAAAACAGGATGATGAAGAAAAACCGCAACCATCTGGAACAACGGCAGTTGAACAGGGAGAGGCTGAAACAATGGAACCGGACGCAACTGAACATCATCAGGACACGCAGCCGCTGGATGCTCAGTCACAGGTAAATTCTGTTGATGCGAAATATCAGGAACTGCGGGCAGAACTCCATGAAGCCCGGAAAAACATTCCATCAAAAAATCCTGTCGATGCCGATAAATTGCTTGCTGCATCACGTGGTGAATTTGTTGACGGAATTAGCGACCCGAACGATCCGAAATGGGTAAAGGGGATCCAGACTCGCGATTGTGTGTACCAGAACCAGCCAGAAACGGAAAAAACCAGACCAGATATGAATCAACCTGAGCCAGTAGTGCAACAGGAACCGGAAATAGCCTGCAATGCCTGCGGCCAGACTGGCGGGGATAACTGCCCTGACTGTGGTGCGGTGATGGGCGACGCAACATACCAGGAAACATTCGATGAAGAGAGTCAGGTTGAAGCTAAGGAAAATGATCCGGAGGAAATGGAAGGCGCTGAACATCCGCACAATGAGAATGCTGGCAGCGATCCGCATCGCGATTGCAGTGATGAAACTGGCGAAGTCGCAGATCCCGTAATCGTAGAAGACATAGAGCCAGGTATTTATTACGGAATTTCGAATGAGAATTACCACGCGGGTCCCGGTGTCAGTAAGTCTCAGCTCGATGACATTGCTGATACTCCGGCACTATATTTGTGGCGTAAAAATGCCCCCGTGGACACCACAAAGACAAAAACGCTCGATTTAGGAACCGCTTTCCACTGCCGGGTACTTGAACCGGAAGAATTCAGTAACCGCTTTATCGTAGCACCTGAATTTAACCGCCGTACAAACGCCGGAAAAGAAGAAGAGAAAGCGTTTCTGATGGAATGCGCAAGCACAGGAAAAACGGTTATCACTGCGGAAGAAGGCCGGAAAATTGAACTCATGTATCAAAGCGTTATGGCTTTGCCGCTGGGGCAATGGCTTGTTGAAAGCGCCGGACACGCTGAATCATCAATTTACTGGGAAGATCCTGAAACAGGAATTTTGTGTCGGTGCCGTCCGGACAAAATTATCCCTGAATTTCACTGGATCATGGACGTGAAAACTACGGCGGATATTCAACGATTCAAAACCGCTTATTACGACTACCGCTATCACGTTCAGGATGCATTCTACAGTGACGGTTATGAAGCACAGTTTGGAGTGCAGCCAACTTTCGTTTTTCTGGTTGCCAGCACAACTATTGAATGCGGACGTTATCCGGTTGAAATTTTCATGATGGGCGAAGAAGCAAAACTGGCAGGTCAACAGGAATATCACCGCAATCTGCGAACCCTGTCTGACTGCCTGAATACCGATGAATGGCCAGCTATTAAGACATTATCACTGCCCCGCTGGGCTAAGGAATATGCAAATGACTAAGCAACCACCAATCGCAAAAGCCGATCTGCAAAAAACTCAGGGAAACCGTGCACCAGCAGCAGTTAAAAATAGCGACGTGATTAGTTTTATTAACCAGCCATCAATGAAAGAGCAACTGGCAGCAGCTCTTCCACGCCATATGACGGCTGAACGTATGATTCGTATCGCCACCACAGAAATTCGTAAAGTTCCGGCGTTAGGAAACTGTGACACTATGAGTTTTGTCAGTGCGATCGTACAGTGTTCACAGCTCGGACTTGAGCCAGGTAGCGCCCTCGGTCATGCATATTTACTGCCTTTTGGTAATAAAAACGAAAAGAGCGGTAAAAAGAACGTTCAGCTAATCATTGGCTATCGCGGCATGATTGATCTGGCTCGCCGTTCTGGTCAAATCGCCAGCCTGTCAGCCCGTGTTGTCCGTGAAGGTGACGAGTTTAGCTTCGAATTTGGCCTTGATGAAAAGTTAATACACCGCCCGGGAGAAAACGAAGATGCCCCGGTTACCCACGTCTATGCTGTCGCAAGACTGAAAGACGGAGGTACTCAGTTTGAAGTTATGACGCGCAAACAGATTGAGCTGGTGCGCAGCCTGAGTAAAGCTGGTAATAACGGGCCGTGGGTAACTCACTGGGAAGAAATGGCAAAGAAAACGGCTATTCGTCGCCTGTTCAAATATCTGCCCGTATCAATTGAGATCCAGCGTGCAGTATCAATGGATGAAAAGGAACCACTGACAATCGATCCTGCAGATTCCTCTGTATTAACCGGGGAATACAGTGTAATCGATAATTCAGAGGAATAATTCAGCCTGGCGGTGTAATGCACCGCCAACTTGAAATATTTTTTATGAGAAAAATTATGAGATATGACAATGTTAAACCATGTCCATTTTGTGGTTGTCCATCAGTAACGGTGAAAGTCATTTCAGGATATTACCGAGCGAAGTGTAACGGATGCGAATCCCGAACCGGTTATGGTGGAAGTGAAAGAGAAGCACTCGAAAGATGGAATAAACGAACCACTGGAAATAATAACGGAGGTGTTCATGTATAAAATTACCGCTACTATTGAAAAGGAAGGTGGCACTCCTACTAACTGGACAAGATATTCAAAATCTAAACTAACGAAATCAGAATGCGAAAAAATGCTCTCAGGTAAAAAAGAAGCAGGCGTTTCCAGAGAGCAGAAAGTAAAACTGATAAATTTTAATTGCGAGAAACTTCAGTCCTCGTGAATTGCATTGTATTCAAATTAAAACTTCATAGCTGATTATTAATAATCAACATCGGGCGTCAATTTCAGTCTAACATTGGCGCCTGCCAGAGGTGATGCGATGGCACAAGTAATCTTTAATGAAGAGTGGATGGTTGAATACGGCCTGATGCTTCGCACTGGTCTGGGGGCCAGACAAATTGAAGCATACCGCCAGAACTGTTGGGTGGAGGGCTTCCACTTCAAACGAATATCTCCTTTAGGTAAGCCAGACAGCAAACGAGGGATTATCTGGTACAACTATCCAAAGATAAATCAGTTTATCAAAGACTCATGATATGTCTAAATTACCAACAGGTGTCGAGATTAGAGGTAGATACATTCGCATCTGGTTCATGTTTCGAGGAAAACGATGTCGGGAAACATTAAAAGGCTGGGAGATTACAAACAGTAATATTAAAAAGGCCGGAAATTTAAGAGCGCTGATAGTTCATGAAATAAACTCCGGTGAATTTGAGTATTTAAGACGTTTTCCCCAGTCCAGCACTGGGGCAAAAATGGTGACAACGAGAGTCATAAAAACGTTCGGAGAGCTTTGTGATATCTGGACAAAAATTAAAGAGACAGAGTTAACAACAAACACAATGAAGAAAACGAAATCACAATTAAAAACACTCAGAATAATAATTTGTGAAAGTACCCTGATATCACATATTCGTTATAGCGATATCTTAAACTACCGGAATGAACTGCTGCATGGAGAAACGCTTTACCTGGATAATCCAAGATCCAACAAAAAAGGAAGAACCGTGCGCACAGTTGATAACTATATCGCCCTGCTCTGTTCGCTGTTACGTTTTGCGTATCAGTCGGGATTTATATCAACCAAACCATTTGAAGGAGTAAAAAAATTACAGCGAAACAGAATAAAGCCTGATCCGTTATCTAAAACAGAATTCAATGCATTAATGGAAAGTGAAAAAGGACAGAGCCAGAACATGTGGAAATTTGCAGTTTACTCAGGACTTCGTCACGGGGAACTGGCAGCTCTGGCGTGGGAGGATGTGGATCTCGAAAAGGGAATAGTGAATGTCAGAAGAAACCTGACGATACTTGATATGTTCGGTCCCCCAAAAACAAATGCCGGGATCCGGACAGTAACACTACTGCAGCCTGCTCTTGAAGCACTGAAGGAGCAATACAAACTGACCGGGCATCATCGCAAAAGCGAAATCACCTTTTATCATCGGGAGTACGGCAGAACCGAAAAGCAAAAACTGCATTTTGTTTTCATGCCCAGGGTGTGTAACGGAAAACAAAAACCTTATTACTCGGTAAGCAGTTTGGGGGCAAGGTGGAATGCAGCAGTAAAACGTGCTGGTATTCGCCGCCGTAATCCGTACCATACGCGGCATACTTTTGCCTGCTGGCTGTTGACGGCAGGAGCGAACCCGGCATTTATAGCCAGCCAAATGGGGCATGAAACTGCGCAGATGGTGTATGAAATTTACGGTATGTGGATTGATGACATGAACGACGAACAGATAGCCATGTTGAATGCGCGGTTATCATAG